CATAAAACATACTGGAGTTAATCTTCAAATACAAGAAACCACTGGTAATATACAAATAATTAATTATGCTAACGATAGGGATATTGCATTAAGCACAGATGACGGAAGTGGTGGAACAACAGCTTACATAACTTTAGATGGTTCAACCACCAAAGTAGAAGTTGCAAAAGACACAAACTTTGCTGGTAATGTTAGTGGTTCACTAACTTCAACTGCATCTTTTGGTAAAATATTTGGAGACGGAAGTAGTTTATCTAATATTGCAACAGATACTACTGCTTTTGCAAGTGGTAGTGATTTACATCAAATATTAGCTGAGAGTTCTTCTTATGTAGTGGAGTCAGAAACTGGTTCATTTGCCAGTGGTTCTGATGTTCAAGGAATTTTAGATGATTACGCGAAAGGAACAGAAATAAGTGGTTCTTATTTAGGACTATTATCCGGAAGTGATGATTTAACTCTTGGTGGTGGTGTGAGTGGTTCAATTACTTCAACCGCGTCTTTCGGTTTATTTGTTGGAGACGGAGCAGGATTAACAAATGTTTCCACAGATACCACAGCATTTGCATCAGGTTCAGATTTACATCAGTTCCTTGCAGAAAGTTCTTCATATGTGGTAGAATCTGAAACAGGTTCATTTTTACAAAATGCAGACACTGCATCATTTTCATCATTAGATGTTGTTGGAAACATTAGTAGTTCCTTAACTTCAACGGGTTCATTTGGTTCATTAGTTTCGCCAGGACTTTCAACACTCGGTATAGTTTCAGCCACAAGTTTAGATGCAGATGGTGGTGTAACAATTGACAACATTACGATTGACGGAACAGAAATAGATTTATCATCAGGTGATTTAACACTTGATGTTGAGGGAAACATCATACTTGACGCCAATGGAGCCCAAATTAGATTAGAGGATAACGGAACAGAATTTGGTAGATTTAGTAGAGTTTCTTCTGATTTAGTTATTAAATCAATAAGTAATAACAACGATATATTATTAAAAGGTGTTGACGGAAGTTCCACCATAACTGCATTACAATTAGATATGTCAGAAGGTGGTGATGCTATCTTTAGTGGTGGTGTGAGTGCTTCTTTAGGTAAAACTGGTTCTTTCGATAGATTAGAAGGAATCACATTTAACGCAACAAATACAATTTTCGCTAGTGGTTCAGATGTAATATCAATACAATCAAAAACCGGTTCATACGCTAGTGGTTCAGATTTACATCAATTTCTTGCAGAAAGTGCATCGTATGTAGTAGACTCGGATACTGGTTCTTTACACCAAGTTCTTGCAGAAAGTGCATCTTATTTAAACAACGATACTACTTCATCATTTGGTGCAGTAAGTATGAACTCAACATTATTTGTTCAAGGAGATATTGCAACATCAGGTTCAATCACTGCAGACCAATACATTGTTAATTCATCAGTAACAAATGTAACTCAAAGTTTTTCAAGTGGTTCAACGATATTTGGTGATTCCATTGACGATACTCACAAATTTACCGGTAGTATAGAAGTAAGTGGAACACTAAATATTCCAACCGGTAGTATTACCGTAGAAGGTGGTATAGGTGGTGCAAATATTGCAAGATTTTCAAGAAATCAAGGAACTCAAAGAACCGACATAGATATTCACGCTGGAAGCGGAGACCCACAACTTACATTCTCATCACCAAGCGGGAGAGATTTTTCAATTGGACAAGATATAAGTGCAAATTCTTTTAAAATTTCAGAACATACTGCAGTAGGAACTGATGATAGGTTAACTATTGCCGACAATGGTGATGTTTCAGTTTCTCAATCATTATTTGTTATATCCGGAAATATGGGAGTAGGGACTCAGTCAGGTTCACACGAATTTGTTGTTAGAAAAGACCATTCAGCAGCAACTGAATTTAGTATTGTTAATTTAAGAAGTAATTCAAATGCTAAAACAAATTTAAGATTTAGAAATGCCACATCAACTAGTGAAACTGGTAATGGTGCATTAATACAATTAGATAATTTTAATGTTTTTCACATCACAAATCAATTTGGTAATCCACTAAAATTTGGAACTAACAATACTGAAAGAATGCAAATTAATGGTTCTGGTAATGTTGGAATTGGAAGCAATCCCGGAGATGAACTATTAAAAGTAGCAGGAGATGTTGGTTTAACCGGTTCATTACATTTATCCGGTTCTATAACGACACCATTTGGTGCTTCATCTGCTTCATTAGCCTATCTTGAAATAACTGGTAGTGCCGCTGGTGATTTGAATAAAATACAGGTAGCAAATGGCGGTGGACTTTATAGTAAGTTAGCAACTAATGAGAGAAGTACCGTAAGACTTATTGATTATTCTACTGGTAATTTAACAAGAGTTGGTGGAAACCAAGAATTAACTCTTGCAGGTGGAACAATCGTAAATGAATTAGGAAATAATTCAGACTTTAGAGTAGAAACCGGTGGTAACACACACGGAATATTCTTGGATTCCAGTGAAGAAGCTTTAGGTATATTTACATCAACACCAACAAGTGAATTAACCGTAGAAGGAAGTATTAGTGGTAGTTTAACTGGTTCATTTGGAAGCGTTGCCATAGGAACTAGTTCACCAGGTTCTTACAATTCAGCAGGAAGAAATTTAGTAATAGTTGATTCCGGAGATTCAGGAATATCTATTGTAGCAGGAACTTCAAACGATAGTTCTATAATGTTTGCTGACGGAACTGGTGGAACAGCAGGATATAGAGGTCGAGTTGCTTATGACCATAGTGGAGATTTTTTAAGATTTGATACGGCCGCTGCTGAAAGATTTCGTATTACATCAACTGGTGTTTTAAGTGGTTCAATCACTTCAACCGGTTCATTTGGTGATATTAGATTAGGTAATCCAACAGGACACTCAAAAATATTATCAGACGATTCATTAGTGTTGGGAGCTAAATCAGTAGTTTCGGTTAACATTGATTATGACGCAAATCAATCAGATAGAGCATTTGTTGTAAGAAAAGATTCAGACTTAGCTAATGGAGGAACAGAATTATTTAGAGTTAATGAAGCAGGAAATGTTGGGGTCGGCACGGATTCACCAGGAGTAAAACTAGAAGTAATTGGTAGTGTTAGTGGTTCAATCACTTCAACCGGTTCATTTGGAGCACTTATAGGAGATGGTTCACAATTAACTAATATTACATCTACTCCAAATTCAGCTATGATAAGTGGTTCATTTGAAGGTGGTGGTTCTACAAATATTAGTGGTTCTATTTTATCAACTGGTTCATTTGGTAGAATAGAAGTTGTAGGAGCAACTTCAGAGTTTGATGGAAACATAATAGTTGGTAATCAAGTTGCATTTGGTGGTAACACTAATAATGTAATAAACTCACCAGCTGGATATTTGAACATACAAACATATGCTGGAGAAGAAATTGTAATTAAAGCAGCAGGAAATGGATTATCAATAAGTAGTTCAATAGATGTTTCAGGTTCTATCTTACCGAATGCAGATAATCACGCTTCATTTGATTTAGGTTCTTCAAGTAAAAGATGGAATGATGTATTTGCAGTTCAAACAACCGTTGGAGCTGTATTTGAAACCGGATTAAGAAGTAAAGGAATCGGTAAAGAAGAAACCGGAACAATCGTAGTATGGAGAAATGGTGAATTAGTTCCTTGTGATAAATCAGAAGACACAATGGTAATGGGTGTTGTCAAACAAGGAAAAGACGAACCGATTGTAATGGGAGCGGAACCAGTGTTAGTAACGGGTGATATAAAAGAAGGTGATTTTATTACCACATCAACCAAGTTAGGACACGGTAAAAAATTAGAAAATGGATATTTATTAAAGAAAGAAATGTTTGGAAAAGTTATAGCACAAGCATTAGAAAATGCATCAGGAAATTCAAGTTTAATTAAATGTATGATTAGGAAAATGTAAATATGACAACATCAATTATAACAGGAACAAGTATAAGTGGTTCACTCACATCAACAGGTTCAGTCGGTAGACTTAACTTTGACGGAACAGGTGGACATACCTTTATACAAGAAACAGCAGATGATACATTAAAAATATTTGTTGGTGGTGAAGCCAAAATGGAATTTGCTGAAGATAGTGAAAACATCTTTATGCAAGCTAACAATTATAATTTTAGAGATGCATCTTTTAATAATACTTTTAAGATAGAAGCAAACAATCACCTTTTAAGTGGTTCATTAACTTCAACCGGTTCATTTGGTAGAGTTCATACACCTGGAACAATTAAATCAGACACAAGATTAGAAATAGGAAGTAATTCAAACTTCTTAACAGACCAATTAAAAGTTTCAGACGGAACAAGAGATGTTAGATTAAATTCAAATCATAGTTCTAATGCAGTGGTCGGTACCGTAGGAGCACACAATTTCAACATAATGACCGGTAATACATTTAGAGTAAACATTGATGGAGATAATCTTGGTGGTATGGGTATCGGTATGGATGCCAAAGGTGATGAAAAATTAGTGGTAGCAGGAGATACCGGAATAACAGGTTCACTGCATGTTTCCGGTAATATTACAACTTCCGGTTCTATTATTGCAAAAGAATTTAGAACTGAATTAGTTAATCAAATTATTGCAACTTCATCTGGTTCTACATCATTTGGTGATGATAAAGATGATATTCACAGATTTACCGGTTCTATACAGATAACAGCTTCTAACGCATTAACAACACAAGGGCCAATCACAATAGACGGAGACCCTTATTCAATTATAAATTTAAACGGAACCGCAGAAACATTTTTAGAAAAAGACGCAGGAACAACATTTTTTATTGCAAATAATGTTTCAGACCAAGACATTAAATTTAGAGTTTTAGATGGTAGCAGTCAAGTTACGGCTATCCACATTGATGCAAGTGATGCAGGTACTGTATTCTTTAATCACGATATTAAAATGGTTGATGATGCACAACTTATGTTGGGTTCGGATTTAGATTTAAGATTTCAACACGATAATAGTAATGCTTATATACAGAATAATACTGGTGATTTGATTATTAAAAACAATGCTGATGACAAAGATGTTATTTTACAATCAGATGACGGAAGTGGTGGAGTAACAGAATATTTTAGAGTAGATGGAAGTTCAGTAGCAACGATTGTATCTAAAAACTTTGCTTTTATTGATGATGTTAAAGCAAGATTTGGAACAGATGATGACTTAGATATTTATTCAGACAATAGTAATAGTTATATTGAAAACAATAATGAACATTTAATTATTGTTAATAATGAAAACGACCACGACATTTATTTAAAATCTGATAATGGTTCTGGTGGAACAACGAATTACATAACTTTAGATGGTTCAACAGCAAAATTAATATTACAAAGACCTACATTTATAGGAAGTCATTTCGGAGCAGCAGATTCACAACTGCATGTATCTGAAAGTTTTATGGAAGCTCATATTGGTAGTGGTTCTTTAATGACGGTATTTGAAACCAAAGGAACTTCTAGTAATCCAGATTTTAAAATCGTAGATAAAGATAATAACAACGCAAGAGCCGCTTTACAAGTTCAAGGTAATGCTGGAGCTATTGAATGTTTATTCGTTGCGTCAGCAGGAAATGTTGGAGTCGGCACAACATCACCGGATTCAAGTTTAGATGTTAGAGCTTCAGGTGTTCAAGGAATAGTAATTAATCAAGATGAAGCAAACGCCGATATATCATCAAGATTATTTTTCAAAGAACAAAATTCTACCATTGCACTATACAACACCGGAGATACATTTAGTTTTAGAACCGGTGCAACTATCGGTTCAACAAGCGGAACTGAAAGAGCAACAATTAATTCTAATGGACAAGTTTTAGCAACAGAATTTGTAGGTAATAGTGATGCAAATACCGGTTTAAGAGTTGCTGGTAGTGATGCTTTAAGTTTAAAAACCGGTGGAACAACTGCTTTATCAATTGATAGTTCTCAAGACACAACACTTGCTGGAAATCTTTTTACAACTTCAACAAGTAATGACACAGGTTCAATTATAGTTCTAGCCGCTGATGCAGAAGCTGTCTTAACAACAAGAAATGATAGTGCTACCGGAGACCCACATCAATTTTTAATAAAACACAAAGGTGGTGGAACTATTTTACAAAATTTAAGAGGTGATATAGAAGTATCATCATCATTACATATGGGTGGTGGACATCCACAAATACAACTCGCGGCTAATCATAGCACTGACAAAATAAGATTATACGCAGGTGGTAATGAAAAAATCGGAACAGCTGCTAATACAATCGTTTATACTGCAGATAATCACGATTTTAGAGATACAGCTGGACACGATAATCTTCAAATTGGTAGTGGTGAAGTTGTTGTAAATGAAGATAGTGAAGATGTAGATTTCAGAGTAGAGTCTAATGCTTCTACACATTTATTATTTTGTAATGGTGGAACAAGTAGAGTTGGAATTGGAACTGGAAGCCCAGGTAGTTTATTAGAAGTTCACGGTGATATAAGTGCATCAGTAAGTGCAACTGGTTCATTTGGAGCATTAAGAGTTGAGTCCAAACCAAACGGAACAACCGTTGAAACAGACGACTTTGGTTTAACCATTACTGGTCAAGTTGGATACTATCCTTTAACCGTACAAAGTCCTTATGAAACAGCCGCAAGATTCTTATCAACAGACGGAACAGCAAATATAGAAATCGGAGATAATTCTTCTACACAAAACCACAATAGAATTCAAGTGGTTGGTGATGTAATGGAACTTGTTGCAGCTAATTCAAAAAGAGTTGAATTATCATCAGGTGCTGTTGTAATCAATCAAGATAGTGATAATGTTAATTTTAGAGTAGAAACAAATGGACAAACCCATACAATATTCGCAGAAGGTTCAACTGATAGAGTAGCCATTGGACACGACGACCCTGATACATTGTTTCATATTGCAGATAATCCAGTAGTGATGAAAATGGAAAGAGCTGGAACGAGAGCTATGAGATTTGGTGTTCCTGACAATAGTTCAAATTTTGTTTTCGCTGATTCAGATGATTTAAAATCTAGTCAAAGAATGGTTATTGATAATTCTGGATTAGTTGGTATAGGAACTACAGCACCTTATGAAAGACTATATGTAGAGTGTGAAGATGTAAATTCACCTGGTATTGTTTCAAATCCAGCCGCTACAAACGGAGCAATAGCTTATGCAATTGGTTATGGAGATTCCAATAGAGATTATTTAAATACTTGGGGTATGTCGTATTCAGCAGGAGCTACAGTATTTGGATACGGATTGAAACCACATTCAGGTTCTGACGAGACATTTGTTAATTCCGCAGATAATTCAAACTTCACAAGAGGTGCATTGTATATGGACAATGAATTAAGATTCTATAATGCTGGAGCTGTTCAAGGAACAATCGACACCACAATATCAACAACTCAAAGATTTTATCTTGATGCGTCCGGAGATTTAGAAATAACAGGTGATTATACAAGTGATACTGGTATTTTCCAATCTGATGATGCATCAACTGATTTAAAATTAAGACGAGGAACGAATGATGATGATATAATTATTATAGAAGCATCACAAACAAGAATTATTGGAGATGCATCAGAAAGATGTGCAATTGGTAGTTTTGGATATAGAAATAGTGTAGACGGAAGTGCATCAACTCCATCTTATAGTTTCACTAACGATACAAATTCTGGTATGTTTAGAGTATCTTCAGATGTGGTAGGTATTGCAGCGGCTGGTAATTCAAGATTTACGGTAAAAGGTAATGGAATTAAAGCACCAGGTGGCTCATTAGGAGTAAATACCGACCCTAATTCAACAGATGGTATGATTCACGCTACAAACGACATTGTTGCTTTTTCATCAGATAAAAGATTAAAAGAAAATATTCGTCCAATAGAAAACGCTTTAGACAAAATAGATAAGTTATCTGGTTTTGTTTATAATTGGAACGAAAAAGCAAATAAAGAAGCCGGTTATGATATGAACAAAGATTATGTTGGTGTATTTGCACAAGATGTAGAAAAAGTTCAACCTGAAGCCGTAGAGTTAGCTCCATTTGATAATGATAGTGATGACAACTCTATATCTGGTGAAAATTATTTAACGGTTCAATATGAAAAATTAGTTCCATTGTTAATAGAATCTATCAAAGAATTAAAACAAGAAATTAAGGAACTTAAAAAACAATGACAATCACAGGTTCAGGGGAAATCGGTATAAGTGACATAAATACCGAGTTCGGTAGAACATCAACTACTGCAAATACAAGTTTATCAGATTTATCAGACGGAACCGTTGCAACAATCAATACTGGTAATGATTCAGATGATAGACCTGATGGTTCTACACCGCATGCAATGTCTGAATTTTATTCTTATGACCACGATTTAGTAACTAATGCAACTTTTGGTTCTTGGGTTGGTAGTTTTGCAGGAGGAGATGATGTTCGTTTATTAGGTTCAACGGGTGGTTCAGCAGTAAATTCTGGAGCTTATAGAGTTGGTATCACAGGTTCTAGTGGAGCGTTATTATGTGGTAGGTCAAATTCATCAGGTGATTCATTAGACGGAACTCTTGCAGTAGCATTATCAACGAGTGGAGACCCTGGAACCAGTGGAACTTTTATAACTTTGTTTACTACATCAAGTAGTTTTGATGACGGATTATCAAATTTAAGTGGTGATGTTACAATGCATGTAAGATGGAGATTTACACCACACCCTGCTAAAACTGATGCTCACACATCAAACTTCCATATGACTAATAATGGTGGACATAATAGTTTCGTAGATTTATTTTGTAGTGCCACTTCTTTTGGTGGATTATGTTTACACGAGTCCATACCGGTTAACACACCAGACGGATACAAATTATTTAATGAATTAAGTGTTGGTGATATAGTTTATTCACATAATTTAAAAACAAATCAAATTGAAGAAACAGAAATCGGAACAATAGAATCACCGGTTCACGATAATCTATACAAAGTTAATGACTTAATCATAACAGATGACCACCCTATATTTAATGATGCTGGTGAATTACTTTCTATCAAACCAGAGTTATCATTGAAAAACTATGATATCAAAACAAAAGAATTAAAAGTTGGTGCTAAATTAAAAACAATAGATAATGGTGATTATGAAGTAATGAATATTGAAAGATATAAAGGTGAACATTTAACCTATACATTACTAACAGAAAATTCAAACTTCTATGCAGGTGGTGTTCTAGCACATTCCGAGATAAAAGCATCAATGGAAGTAATACCAAAATAAAATTGAATAATAAAAAACAAACTGATATTTATTAACATATGACTTGGATAGTAGTAAAACAATATTTTTTAACAGGTTCACAAGACCCTAGTTGGGCTACCAAACAACAATTTTGGAGTCAACTAAGTGGTTCTGGTGATACCCAAACTTTTTCGTATGAAAACGAAACAGACGCCTGGGAAAAAGCAATTGAACTACAAAACGAAGATTCGTCAGGTCGTAGATACAGAGCAGTAAAACTATAAAGGAGTTACAATGGCTGAAGAAACAAAACTAAAAAGTCAAATGAGTGAAGGTGATGCAGTAAAATTTACTGATGAAGAACTTCAATCATTACAAGGGTTACAAAATACTTACGCAAGTATTTCAACTCAATTTGGTCAATTAAAAGTTAGTAGAATGAATTTAGAAAGACAATTAGATTCATTGATACAATCAGAAGAAAATTTAGAAAACGCTTGGGAAGACAATCGTAAAAAAGAAGCTGAATTAGTTCAATCTCTAACTGAAAAATATGGCCCAGGTTCTTTAAATACTGAAACAGGAGAATATACACCTGTTAAGTCTGAAGAAACTGATAACAACTAAAAAAATTAGTATCATATAACACTTTTGAGATTTTAAGCTGATATTTATTATTAGTTTTAATTTCAACCAATCGGAGAAAAATAATGGCAGAAAGAATCGTTAGCCCTGGTGTATTTACACGAGAAAAAGACCTATCTTTCTTACCACAAGGAATTTCTGAAATTGGTGCGGCGTTAATTGGGCCTACACAAAAAGGCCCTGCTTTTACACCGACACAAATCAGTAATTTTAGTGAGTTTGAAGAAATATTTGGAACTTTAGATTCTCGTTTTTATGTCCCTTACACGGCTAAACAATACTTAAAATCTGCTGGTTCAGTAACAATTGTTAGAGTCCTTGCAATTGGTGGTTATCAAGCTAACAACATTAACATTTTCGTTTCAGGTTCAACTGCAAGCACTGCAGAATCTTACCTACACGAAAAATTGTTGTCAGTTTTAGCACCAACAAGACTTGCAAAAGATGTAGTTGTGCTTTCAGGTTCACTAAAAACCATTGAAAATGTAACAGGTTCACTTAAATTAGCTGTAACTTCATCAACTGGTAATTTAGAGAAATCAATTTCTTTTAATACTTCCAGTGCACTTTACATTGATAAAGTTTTAACTAATGACCCACAAAACAATTCAGAACCGGTATATTTGTATAAAAACTTTAAATCATTTCACGGAGATTTAATCAACAAACTAACAGGTAGTTTTGCATCCGCTTCCCACGAAACAAATGGATTAAATTTGTCAACTGGAGCAACCGGATTCAATGATGACGGAACAGCGACTACTTGGACAGGTAATGCTAATTACCAGTATGCAAGAACACCTTTCATACAATCACAAACTATTGGTGGAACAAGGTCTAACTTGTTTAGAGTTTACACTCGTTCACACGGAAGTAATGTAAATCAACACTTCAAAATCAACATTTTAAATGTTCAAGATGCTGGTAGTGTTGCTGGTTCTGATTATGGAACTTTCTCATTACAAGTGCGTTCAGTAAACTTTAACAATGATTCAACAAGACCTGACAACGACACCGTAATGGAACAATTTGACAATTTATCATTTGACCCAAGTTCAACAAATTATTTCGCAAGAGTAATTGGTGATAGATTTGTAGAAATAGATTCAAATGGTAAACTAACTTTTTATGGTGATTATCCAAACAAAAGTAAACACATCAGAGTAGGAGATTTCAAAGAATTAGAAACTTTCCCAACTACTGTTGTTCCTTTTGGATTTAACAAAGTATATGTTCCTTTCCTTTCAACAGATATTGGAGCAACACAAATAGTAACTGCATCATTTAAATCAAACCAAAGTTCATCAGTAGCAGACTTTGACCAAAATACATTTTATGGGTTTGACTTTAGTAATCTTAACAATAGAGAATACTTATCACCAATCCCAGCAACTGCCGCACAAGGTAATAATGTAACAATGTCATTGGAAAATATGTTAGGTTCTGACGGAGCTTCAGCAGTAGCAACAACTTTTGCAGACCAAACAGAATTGATAACACTTTCTAATTCAGCAATAGAACAAAGAAAGTTTACAATTCCTTTCCAATGGGGATTTGACGGACAAAATCCAGCAGTTCATTATGCTGTTGGAACAGATATTGGAGACAACACACAAGGATTTGATTTATCAAGTTCTAGCACAAGTGGTTCAATAGTTTTCAAGAGAGCTATTAACGCAGTATCTAATCCAGATGAGTTTGATATCAATATGATGGTATTACCAGGTGTTATTCACGGAACACACACAAATGTTACTAATCACGCAATTGATAAAGTAGAAGATAGAGCAGATACTTTCCTTGTTCTTGACGCTGCGAAATACAATGATTCAGTAACTACTGTGATTGACAATGTAAAAGCATTAGATTCAAACTTCGTAGCAACTTATTACCCGTGGGTAAAAGTCATAGACGAAAACACAAACAGACCAACTTGGGTGCCACCTTCAGTTGTTTTACCTGGTGTCATTGCATTCAATGACGAGGTAGCCTTTGAATGGTTCGCTCCAGCAGGTCTAAATCGTGGTGGTTTAGCAGATGTTGTTGAAGCACAATCTAGACTAACTCATAGTGAGAGAGATAAGTTGTATGAAAATAGAGTTAACCCAATCGCTACTTTCCCTGGACAGGGTGTAGTGGTGTTTGGTCAGAAAACATTACAAGGAAAACCAAGTGCATTAGATAGAGTAAATGTAAGAAGATTGTTAATTTCATTAAAGAAATTTATCGCATCAACTTCTCGTTTCTTGGTATTTGAACAGAACACAACAGCAACAAGAAATCGTTTCTTAAATGTTGTTAATCCTTTCTTAGAAGATGTTCAGTCAAATAGTGGTCTAAGTGCATTTAGAGTGGTTATGGATGATACAAATAACACTCCTGACGAAATCGATAGAAATCGTTTAGTCGGACAGATATTTATTCAACCAACAAGAACAGCTGAGTTTATCGTATTAGACTTTGTAGTTCAACCAACAGGTGCTACATTCCCTGAATAATAGTTAATGACAGAAAAAAAGCCCCACTTTTTAGTGGGGTTTTTTTTTAATCTAAAAACTTTCAAAAAACTTTCAAAACATATTCAAATATATTTAATCATTTTTTTCATTTCGTTATATTTATTATTGAATATAAACACGGAGAATTTATAATGGCTGAACTATTAGACCCATCAGAAATTATGTTTACACCTTTTGAACCTAAAACACAGAATAGGTTCATTATGTATATTGAAGGTATACCAGCCTTCACAATCAAAGCAATGAATAGACCTTCTATTCAGTTTGATGAAGTGGTGTTAGAACACATAAATGTTAAAAGGTATGTAAAAGGTAAAGGTGCATGGCAACCATTAGAAATTACTTTGTATGACCCAGTAGTTCCATCAGCCGCTCAATCAGTAATGGAGTGGGTTAGAGAACACCACGAGTCAGTAACAGGTCGTCAAGGTTATTCTGATTTCTACAAAAGAGATATCACATTTAATCTATTAGGACCAGTTGGAGATATTGTTGAGGAGTGGACTTTAAAAGGAACTTACATTGAAGCTGCTAATTTTGGAGCTATGGATTATGCAACATCAGACCCAGTTGAGATTGCATTAACATTGAAATATGATTACGCAATCCTACAATTCTAAAGGATAAAAAATGGATTATACACCTAAATTTAGTAAAATTGTCAAAGTAACAGCAAAAGATTTTTATGCAACAGGTTCTGAAAAAGGAGCAAGTGGATTTTTTGTTTCTGGTTCAGGTGGAGCTGGTGATACCGTGTTGTCTACACCACACGGAGAAACAATAGCCGCTTCTGAATTTACTGAAAAAGAAGTTTACGAAATCGGTTTATCAAGAGTAAGTGGTAGTGGTGTTGTATATTTGTTATATCCAGACCCATCAAATATTAAAAATAATTAGGAGATAAAAATGGGATTTAGTGAAATATTTAAAGATAAAAATGAATATAATGAAAAATCAATAATTGGTTTTATGTCTTTCGCAGTAATGACAATAACAAGTATTGTTGATATGGTTACTGGTGCATTCGGTAATGAATTAGTAATTCAAGAATTTATTTATAATTCATTTGTCGTTATCACATTAGGTTGTTTTGGTATCGCAGGTGCTGAAAAAATCTTTGGTGGTAAAAAATAATATAGTTATTTAAAAGGTTTTAAACAAAGGAGTAATAATGACACAAAATAAATTTCCTACGGAAATCATTGATTTGCCGTCAAAGGGACATTTCTACCCAGAAGACAATCCATTGTCAAGTGGTAAAATAGAAATGAGATATATGACTGCACGAGATGAAGATATTCTTACATCTGCAAACTTAATTCAACAAGGAAAAGCATTAGACAAACTATTAGAATCATTAATCGTTGATAAAACAATTAACTACAATGATATATTAGTTGGTGATAAAAATGCAGTATTAGTTGGAGCAAGAGTTTTGGCTTATGGTAAAAACTATGACTTTTCTTTTATTGATGAATATGGAGAACAAGTCAAAGGAACAGCAGATTTAACAAAATTAAATGCAGAAGATTATGATTTTTCAGATTATGAAAAAGGAATCAACTCGTTTTCGTATACCCTACCGAAAACAGAAAGAATATTAACTTTTTCTATTCCAACACATAAAGACGAAATGTCAATGGACATTGAAGTTGAAGCTATCAAAAAAGTATTCAAAGACGATAGAGAGGCCATTAGT